AGCGCAGCCAGCCCTCGGCCCGCTCCCACCAAGCCTGCGCGGCGCGGCGCAGCTTGGCCAGCTCGGGGCCGTCCAGCCAGAAGGGCAAGTGCAGCTTAATCATGGGCGACCACCTGCAGGCTCTGGAGCCGGGGGATATTCAGCTGCGACAGAATGTCGGTGTTGTCGAAGTGCAGGGACTCCAGGCGCGGGAACTGCTCGTGCAGCTCCTCGGCCAGGCGGCTGAAGCTGAAGCGCGACTGCGGGTAGGTCAGCGTCGGCTGGTAGTCGCTGGCCGTGCTTTCGCGGAAGGCGGCGCGGATGAACTGCTCCACCTGGGTTTTCAGCTCGGCGCGCTGCTCGATGCTGAGGTTAGCCCGGGGCCAGATCTCGACGCGCACCTGGTGCAGCGTCTCGGGCATGACGAACACCTGGAGATCGTCGCCGTGGCCGTGGTTGCCCTGGTCGCGGATGTAGGCGTTGATCTGCTGCAGGTACTCGTCCGCCGGCACGCCGGCGTCGAACAGCACGAACGCATTGGCTGAGCCGGGGCCGCGCGGGGCGCCGTGCTCGAAATAGACGCCATCCGGGCGCACGCCCTGGAACCCGGAAATCATCGCCCGATACACGGCGTCGGTGTGGTACTGGTTGACCGCTGAAAACTGGTTGCGCACGCGCAGGCGCAGCTGGCTGTCGGGCTCCGAGTCGGCCCCGGGCTGGGTCAGCCACCCATCCGGGTTGACGACTTGGACGATGCCGGGGACCGGCACGGGGAGAATGGCGTAGTAACCGGGCGCCAGGTTGAACCCGCTGCCCGGCTCGACGGCCTGGACGGGGATGGCCACCTGGGTCTGTCCATCGTTGAACAGCCCCGGCTGGGTTGTCTCCAGCTCGTAGACGTGGCCGTTGATCGCGGCGGATTGCACCCGCGTGCCGGCGGGCACTTCCAGCGTGCTGGCCGGCGCGGCGCGGGTGAACAGCAGCGAGCCCAGGGCGCGGGTCGCCGGCTTGCGCTCGACGTCCACTGCCCAGGCCAGCATGTCGAGCCAGGCGCCGCCGGCAGTCTGAACAAAGAAGTTCGGCAGCACGGTGCCGGCGACGAACTCCAGCAGGGCCAGGACCGGCTTCGTCACCAGCGCGGTGACGATGCGCCAGAACGGCGAATAGGCGCTGGTGTTGGACAACAGCGAGCCCTGGGCCTCGACTTCCTTTTCCCACGCCTTGCGCAGCTCGGCTTCGGTGGTGGGGATGCCGGCATCGCGCAGTGCGGCCTTGAAATCTACAGTCACAGCGTTACCTCGATTGCGCCGAATTCAACAGTGGTGGCCGTGACCAGGTAGCGGCCCGGCCCCTCTTCGATAATCCGTACTGTGCCCGGCACCAGGCGTTCGTCGGACTCCACCAGCAGTTCCAGCTGCTGGATACAGTCACGCTGCCTTAGCCGGCTGCGCTCGGCGACCAGCGTGACCAGCAGGCCGCTTTCGCGGATCAGGTGGGCGATGTCCTGAGCGATGCTGGCCCGGTCGTCGACAAGCCGCGGCTGGTGGGACGGGTCCAGGTCCAGGTCGTTGCCGACGATCAGGAGATCGATATAAAGGGCAGTCATCCGGCCATCTCCAGCAGCCCTTCCAGTTCGTGCGGTGTCAGCGGCTTGTCCGTGCGGATCTCGACTTTCTCGATGTGCGTCCCTCGGTCGGTGCGGTTGCTGTTCTGGATCGTCTGCAGCAGCCCGCCGCGCGGCACGCTTGCGGGCTGGCTGGGGCTCAGGCTCGGGATCGCTCGGTTGATCGCCTCGCGGGCGCGCTGGGCGGCGTCCATCCGTTCTGTGGCCACTGGCGCCGGCGGGACGGTGGCCTGGGGCAGCGCCTGCAGCGCTGGCACGTCCGGCAGCGGTGCGACCTGGGGCAGCAGGACCAGCGGCTGCGCGGGGATCCGTGGCGCGGTGGCGTGCTCGAGCACGGGCGCGACCGACTGCTGCAGCGCCGGCAGCTCGGCCGGCTGAGGTGCTGCCGGCAGATCGCCAAACTCCGCGTCGATGCTCACCCCGGGAATCAGGTTCAGCAGCTGGATCAGGCCGCGCAAGGCCTTGCCCAGCATGCCCAGCGGGGTCAGGTTGGCCAGCACCTTGAGCAGCCCGCCCCAGGCATCAGTGGCGCCGGCGGTGCTTTCGCTGAGCAGGCCCAGCGACTGGGCGAACTTCACGCCCATGTCCCACAGCTGGGCGAACTTGTCCCACAGCAGGCCGAGCAGCGCGCCGAGGATCCGGAACAGCAGCACCACCGGCGTGACCATGATGACGATGGCCTGGAACCAGCTGGTGTCGCCGAACGCCGCCCGCAGCTCGTCCCAGTAGACGATTGCGCCGACGACGGCGGCGGCCAGGGCGATGAACGCCAGCACCAGCAGCGCGACGGGGCTGACCAGGACGGAAAACAGGCTGAGCAGGCCGCCCAGCACGGTCAGCATGCCGGCGGCCGCGACCAGGCCGAGCACGCCGAGGGTGATATAGCCGAGCCAGCGAGCGATGTTCGGGAACATGACAAGCCAGCGCTGGAACGTGTTGCCAGCATCGCGCAGGCCTTCGATCAGTGGGTTGAGTACCGGGAGCAGGACCATCCCGAAGGAGATCCGGATGTTCTCGATCACGCTGTCGAGCTGCTGCCAGGGATCGACCATCGCCCGCGCCATCTGCTCGGCGCGCTCCATCCCCTTCACTTTTCCCAGCTGGTCCAGGTTGTTGGCCAGGGCGCCGGTGTCCTTCAGCAGGGTGACGATCATCCGCGCCGCCTCGCCGCCAAACGCGCCGGTGATCGCGTCCAGGTCGCTCTGCTTGGTCAACTGGCCGAACTTCACCTGCAGCTTGTCCAGGATCTGCATGATGGGCAGCAGCCGGCCGCCGGCGTCGGTGAACTTCATGCCCAGCTTGTCCTGGGCGGCGCTGACGTTTTCGAAGAACGCTTTGTAGAGCCCGCCTGCCTCGCCGCCTTCCATGGTCTGGCTGAGCGTGCCCAGGACCGCCATCTGCTCCACCAGGTCGGCGCCGGCGGCCGAGGCGCCAATGCCCACGGCCTTGAATGCGTCGTTCATCTGCGCGCCGGACGTGCGGAACAACTGGACGGCGCGGGCGGTCTGCCCGGTCAGTTGCTCGACCCACTTTGCCCGGCCCATCGCATCGGCCTGGCCCTGGAACAGGCCGTACATGGTGCCGATGTAGGTCGTCATGGTGTCGGCGTCGGCCTTCGTGGCCTTGGCCAGCACGTTGGACGCGCTGGTGATGCTGGCCAACTCGCTGCCCACCAGGCCCTTGATCGCGCCTTCTACCTGGTAGGCCGAGCGCACGAACGCCGAGGCGTGTTCGCCGTAGTTCGCGGCGAACTCCATCGACGCCTGGTTCAGCTCGTCCAGGGCGTCCTGGGCGACGCCCAGGGACTGGATCTCGCCCAGGGCGCCGGTCTGCTCAAGCGCCGGGGCGAGCGATTGCCGGAATGCCATCAGCGAGCCGACCACGCCGGCGATGCCGGCGCCCACCTGCATGAACCCCCGTTTGCCGACCTCGGCCACGTCCATCAGGCTCTTGCTGACCTTCGCGGCCGGGGCCGTCACCTGGTCGATCAGGCGTAGCACAAAGTCGAGTTTCGCGGTGCTCTTGGTGCTCATGTGGTGGTCCTAAATCAGCCTTTCAGGGCCTTGGCGATGCCGTTTGCCACGGCGATTTCCATCCGCCGCCAGTGCTCGTCCTCCAGCCATTTGGCCGTGCCCAGGTTGTCTGCCGTGGGCGCGGCGCCAGGTAGCCAGCGCTCGGCCAGGGCCATAAGTTGGCCAAGGCCGTCGTCGGTCAGTCGCTCGGCTCGGTCGAGCGCTTTTTTACGGTGACTTCAACGTCGGGGGCGTACTCCTCGAGGAGCGCGCCGGCGAGCTTCATGACCGTCATGGGGTTGGCCAGGTGCGGGCGCAGGGACGCCAGTTGCTCCTGCTTGACGGTGCTGCGCAGGAGGTTGTTCGACGGCGCGACCTTGTTGTTCTGGGTCACGGCGTTGAAATAGCGGGTCACGTCCGCCGGGGTCAGGGTGAACAGGAATTCGGTGTCCTGGATCTCCAGGGTGATTTCGGTGCGTTCGGTCATTGCGTGGATCCTTGGGGTTGGGTGGAAAAGGAGCGGGAGCAGCTGCGGGCATAGTCCTGCAGGGCCAGCACCATGCGGCGGGTCAGGGCGAGATCGTCGCGGAGGGCGTAATAATCCTGTCGAGCCGTTCTATCGAGTTCGGCGGCTCCTGCAGCAGCCAGGCCGGCGGCGCCGGCATCGGTGGGCACAGGGGCGGGGCAGGTGGCCTTGACGTGCAGCCGCTGACGGCCAGCGTCAACAGCAGCGCGCAGGCGCTCGTTCGCGTTGCGTTCATCGTTCAGTTCCTGGGTGTGCTTGAGGTCGAGGGCATCGCGGGCGGCCAGCAGCTCGCCGGCGACCTGCGCGGCCTGCTGCAGCCCGGCGACCTCGCGGCGGGCGTCCTGCAGGTCGCGGGATGCCCGGTCGTTGGTGCGCTGCAGACAGCCGCGCTCGATCAGCAGCGCGACAAGGCAGGCGACCAGGGCGAGTAGGACGCGGCTCATAGACCGATCTCGCACAGTTCGCGCTCTGCTGCGCGCCGGCGAACCAGGCCGCCGAGCTTCTTCCCGCCGGCGTAGACCCAGCGCGACAGCTCGGCGCAGGCGCCGCGCACGTCGCCGGCGTTGAGCTTGCGCAGCAGCGTCGAGCGGGCCAACTGGCCTTCGCCGACGTTGTAGACGAACGAGCCCAGGGCGGCGCGGCGGGTGTCGGGCAGCGGCACCAGGACCTGGCGGTCCACGGCATCGACGGCGCGCTGCAGCTCGCGTTCAAGCAGTGCATCGCACTCGGCCGGGGTCGCCCTGTCGCCCATGCGCACGCCGGCGGTGATGCCCTCGCAGATCGTCGGGATTCCCACTGGGTCCAGGTAGGCCACCAACGAACGCCCCTCGAACGGCGCAACCAGGGCGGCGGCCAGTGCCAGCACGCCGCCGCCGGCGGCCAGCTTGGGCGGCAGCTTCATGGCATCACCCCGCGCAGTAGGTGTGGTGCGACCATCTGGATAACGGCCCACAGCGCGCTGGCGACGCCCAGTGCCCAGGCGATCTTCCGGCCCAGGCCGTCTACGGTGACGGCCAGTTTCTGCTGGCCCTGGTTCAGTTCGTCGAGCTGGTCGGTGACGTGCTCGAACTGTTGTTCCAGGCGGGTCAGCCGGGGCGGTACGTCGCGGTTCAGGCGCTCGACGTCGGTCAGGCGGTGATCGATGACGGCCATGTCACGCTCCAGTTTGCCGAGGCGGCCGGCAGGCGTAGTGCGGTTGCCCATCAGCGGCCCCCTTTCTCGAAACGGGCCTGGCACGGCGTGCAGCGGATGATCCCGCCCAGGGCGCGGCGCGCCTCGGGGATCTGCTCGCCACATTCCTGGCAGTGGGTCAGGCTCGGCCCGCTGGGCCGGACGCGCACCTGGTGCGCCTGCAGGGCCAGTTCGCGGTCCTGCAGCTCGCGGGCCTGGGCGCGGTCGAAACAGTCGGCCATCAGCGCAGGTCCTCGGTTTCGCTGGCGTCCAGATACGGCACGCCGTTGATGCGGATGAAGTCGGGGCTGGTGACGTCGAAGGGCACCTTGTGGGTGGTCTTGCTGCCGCCCTTGGGGTCGATATCCAGCAGGCTGGAAACCTTCAGCTTGCAGCCGAAGGCCTCTACGCGGACTTCGCTGTCGCCCGCCTTGGCGTAAAAGAGGGAATCGACCGGCTCCAGCTTGCGGAAACTGCCGGCGCGCTTGGCCGCCTCGATCAGCAGGGCGAAGTTCGCGGCGTCCAGTTCGTATTCGCCGCTGGCGGTCACGTCGCCGTCTACGAATCCATCCGGCACGCCACGGGTCTGGACTACCGCGCTGTTGTCGGTGATATCCAGGGTCGCTTTCTCGACGTGGACCTGCAGGTCCCCCAGGGTGATATCGAAGTTCATTCCGGAAATGCGAGCCA